GGCGCATCCGCAGGAGCGGCATCGGCCGGCGTAGCAGTCGCGGGAGCCGGCGTCTGCATGGCCGGGTCCCAGGTGGCGCGGTCGGCCAGCATCCCCAGCGGATAATCTTGGTTTTGTCCCCAGAGCGTATCTCCGCCACCCGTGGGCGCGAGATTGAATCGGATTCGGCCCTCGTCCGGCGTCTTGATCTTGCCGGCGACGAGTTTCGTCTCGACCTCGGCCCGCTTGGCTTCATCCATGCGCAGGAGTGGCGCGAGATCGAGCTCGATGCCCAGAGGCTGGGAGATTTTCAGGCCGTCATCGAGCAAGTTTTCCATATGCTCGATATGCGTCTGGAGCGCGTCTTGGTAATACAACTGGTTCACACCATCGACACCGAGACCGGAAGGAATCGTCCCGATCCCGACCTTGAACGGCGGAATCCCGAACGGCTGGCAGATTTGCTCATCCGAATACCGCATCTGCTCGACCATCTGCGAGTCGATCGACTTCATCGCGAACGGGGTGAACTTCATATCCGCACCGACGATCGCCACGCGGCCGGCGTTCGATCCGGTGAAGTTGCTCGACCAATAGTCCTGCACCTTCTTCGCGTCGTCTTCCGTCATGCCTGCAGGAGCGGTCAGAATGCCGCCAGGCTGCGCGTTGTTCGCGAAGAACTCGGTCGCGCTACGCATGATCTTCATGTTCTTCAGCGCCGGCCAATGGGCCGCAGCAACTGGAGGAATGCCAATCAGCGGGTGATGCATCGTCATGCAACGATCGTGGATGATCTCGCTTGCCGGGACGATCAGGTTCGCGGCCGGATAACCGACCGGCAGGGTATTCAGCGCATCGGTCTGGAGTTGATAGAACACATCACCGGCGTCCGAGACCATCGGCATGACGCGTTCAGGGTCCAGAACATATAGGTCGATCACGACCTGACGCGCATCCCGGCGCTTGAGGATGTAGGCGTTCCCGTGGATCAGTTTCGTGAGTAGCCAGTACTCACGGAACTGCCCTTCGGTCTGGAAGTTGTTCGGCTTCCGAAGGACAGGCGTATAGGCCGGGCTCGTGGTCACCATCGACACGCCGGACTCCTGCAGAACCCGCAGCGTGAACGGAAGCTTTCCGATGTCGCTAGAGATGCGGTAGATGCACGCAAATAGCGTCGGATAGGTTAGAAGATGGCCGCGCTTTTCCTCGATATTGCGAGACCACGCACCAGAAAAAGGCTCAAGAATGTTCTGATAATTCCCGCGCCACGAACCACTAATTGCATTCAGCGCTTTTTCGCGGGTGATCGTGAAACCGAGAATTTTCATTGCGCGTTTGCCATTGAGAGATTCGATAGCATGCGCGCCCTCATTTCATCAGTAGAAGTCTCCCACATGCAAGTGCCGAGTGGATCGGCCGCGTAGATATGCGCGTAAAGACGCTTTTCTGGCTCGCACGATTTGCCGATGTAGCGGATTGCACCTGCCAATGGGCAGAACAAACCGTAGATCACCGTTTTCATTGGCGAAGCGCCGCCCGCACCTTGTCAGCACCCGCCATATGATGGACCGCGACGCCGCGCTCCTTCGCCAGTGCGTGGAGTTGTGCCCGATCCAAATCATCCAGGCCGTCACCGGTCTTCTGGATCATGGGCTGATCCGCCATGTCGCGGGTCATGTACTCACCCAGGCCATGCTTCTGCAGCACTTCAGCTTGCAGTTTGTGCATGATCCTCTGACTTCCATTCTTCTTGAATGTGAACGTCACTCGATTCATCTCATGTCCTCAGGTTCGTTCTTCCCACCGGGCCGTCTGTCATCAGATCCGGCGGCGGAACGGTTCGCAGCGCATGGCCGCCAATTTGGCTTGATCTTGAATCTCTCAGAAGGACGAACAACTGCTTGACGAAACCGAACATGATATTCCCCAGAGATGGGGAAAGGGGCTCCCGAAGGAGCCCCGATCCATCAGCAGGAAGTCGGCATGCCATCGATCCACTGGAGAGCGCCGCTGCGACGCGGACCCCACCAGATGAACCGCTCCGCACGGAACGCGATCGAGTTGGTCTGCCACATCGAGACGAGGTTCACGCTCGAAGCCGCGACCGTGGTGGACGACGAACCGGCCGGGGTGCTCGACATTTCGATCGATGCCACATCCGACGCATCCAGCGTCACGCTGCCATCGTCGGCCAAGTAGATTTCCGCCTCATCCACGAGGATGAAGGGAGCACCACCTGAGCCGCCGTCGTTCGCGAGGTACTGGGACACCCGCAGCGGCACGCCGTCCAGCGTTCCGCCCGTCATCGTCACGCCCGGGAATGCCAGGGTGCCGAGCGGTTCACGTGCCATCGCCAGCTGGCGGGCCACGGCCGGAGTCGTGTAGTACGCCGGACGCGCGCCGATGTTCGTGGAATCCCAGGGAGCCCACAGGAGTGCGATCGCGCAGCGCACCGAAGTCGGATCGGCGTAGTCGATCGTGTTGGAAGCGATCGAGATCGGCGTCACCCCGTTCAGCAGGCCAGCCGGCGAGACGTTCGCCACCGCTGCCAAGTCCGGATCGAACAGGTCAGTATCGACCCGTGCAATCACGGTATCGGCCAGCGAATCGCGAACCAGACCTTCCGCAGCCGGGTCCGAGAAACGCGCCAGTTCCTGGGTGATCACTGCGATTGCCGCCACCTTGGTGAACGGCACGGTCGTGGCGTTGAAGTCGAACTTCGTCACCGGCTTGGCCTTGCCTTGGCCCACCCACCCAGCCGTGCCGCCCGAGGTCTGACCGCCGATGCGGACGTTGAACGGGACCGGACGGAACTGGGCCTGACCGATCAGCGTGCGCGGGCGCAGGTAGTTGATGAAGTCGCCCATAAACGTGCTGGCATAGACCAGAGGCGCCGCCCAGGTGCTGTCCAGGCTCGTGCCGGCCGCGACGGTGGCTTTCATCTGCATCATCTGTGCCAGATTCGCACCTTCCGCCTGTGCCTTGAGCGTCTTGACGATGCTCTCGGTCTTCGGGTAGTGACGCTCGGCCATCTTGAACGCGAGTTCCTTGTTGCCCTTCGCGGCCGTCAGGCACATGGCATAGCGGGCGAAGGCGATGCCGGGTTCCAGCTTCTCGGTCGTCTTCAGTTGAAGCTCGCCGCGCTCGCCGTTCTTGTCGATCGTTGCGGTGCTCTGATTCTCGGTCACGGCCTTGACCGTCGTCTTGTCGATCTCGGCCAGCCGCGAGTAACGCGAAATGTCGTCATCGAGGCGCTTGATCTCGCCTTCGATCGTGTCGAACTGCTCCGACTCGCCGGTATCCATCGACCGGCCGGCGTCCACAGCCTTCTGCGCGATCTCGCGCATGCTGGTGGCCTTGGTTTCACGGGTTGCCTTCAGGTCCGCTACCTGTTCGGCGAAAGTCTTCGATGCCATGATGGCTCCTTGAAAATTGAATGGTTGCTTTGGAGCTCTAGGGGCGTGCGTGCAACGGCAAGCTGCCAGAGGAGGCCCGAATCAGTTGAATCGAGCCGTCGCGCGGCTGTTGTTCAGCGGCGCGGGTGATGAGTCGAACGGCACCTGAGGCATCCTTGCGGAAGTCGAGTGCCTTGATGGTCTGGATCGTGGCCGAGGCATTGGCCGGGATGGTCACGAGCGACAACTCGTAAATCTCGGTCGAGGTGAACCGGATGCCGCCTTCGTCCATGAATGAGAACTCGAGCGCGCGGAAGCCGATCGAGACACCCCGGACGAGCTTGGCCTTGACTGCCTGCCAGGCCATATCCACGATGTCCTTCAGTGGGCCCGCCTCGGCGATCGAGGCGACGTTCGCGGTAAACGGAATGCCTTTCTTCGTGGCCTTCCCGAAGGTTGTCATGCCCACTGGCTTGTCGTGCTGGTGCTGCCAAAGGAGGGGAATCTCGGCTGCAAACTTCGCGCCCATCGGGTCCACGATGTCCCCGACGCGATCGGTTTCCGGCGTCGTCGCCATGCCGGTGATAACCCGCTTTTCCTCATCGAGGGACTTGACCTCGAGCAGGCTGTACGCGCGTTCGATTCTCATTGCTGACTCGCTTCCATTTTTGCCAGACGCGCCATGGCAAGCTGGCACAGTCTTGTCAGGCCGTGCTTGCAGAGCCGCTCGACAATCCAGCGCTGCCGCTCGAGGCACTTGCAGGCCATCAGCCGGCCACCGCCAGAACCAGATTCTTCTTGCTCGGCTCAGGATTCAGCGCCATCAGGGATGCCGCGTCGAACGTCGCCATCAGCGGATCGATCTTCGCGGTACCGCTGACTTGCTTGTTGATCGTTACGGCGTTGCCGACCTGAACGATTCGGGCGTTTCCGACGCACCAGTTCATCAGGTCGGTGGCGCCATGCAGGAATTCGCCGCCCGCGAGCATCCGCTCCACGGTCTTGATTGCACCGTTCAGCCGCCAGCCTTGGCTGACCGCAACAATGTGTTCCTCGGTGAACTTGTGCTCCGGGGACATCAGGGCTTCCACGATCGCCCCGATTCCCGCCGCGTCCACGCCAATCGCATTCTTGGCCGGCAGCAGGCCAGCCTTCCGAACGCCAGAGATCGTATCGGCCACTTGCTGGACATCCTCGCCGGGTCGATTGACGATGGTCAATTGGCCCTTGGACTGGAAGTCCAGCAGCCTCGGCGCGATCTCCTTCCGGCGCTCGAGCACGATCTTGTGAGCCCAGGCATGCGTCCAATGCAACCAGCGCCGGGTTTTCTTCTCCCGGCCAATGGCGCATATCCCCAATAGGTCGTCCAGGCCACCGCCATCGATCCCGAAGACAACCACCTCGGAACGCTCGATCAAGGCTTGCAGGTCCAGGCGCTTATCGCCTGCGCTCTCCCAGAAATCGGCTCCCGTCCAGCGATCTGAACGGAGATTCAGGCCGATTTCGATATTCAGGTGCTTGGCTAGAAACTCCTGAAATGATCCGTCTGTCTT